CGATCCTAGTTTAGCGTTTGAGTTTACTAAAAATATGAAAGAGTTTGTAACAACAGGAGAAGAAAAAAATCTTTTAAAAGCTTTGTCTGCTGTTGAACCAGGATATCTTAACTTTTTAACAGATATAGCAAGAGATGCCAGTGTATTTGAAAAGTTTGGTCAGGTAGGAAAAGACGTAGAAAGATTTAAGTACGGTGAAGTGTTTGGCACTCAAGATGCAAGAGCAGAAAATCTTGTTGAATTACTTTCTAAAAATGGTCTTGTAATTCCAGGTGCTAAAACAAAAACATTTAATCCTAAAAAGACTATGGGATTTGCTATATCAAATATTAATAGAAATTATAAATCAGACAGAAGCAAGTTCTTTAAAAATTTAGTAAATGATTTAGCTGACCCTCGTACAGAAATTGACACAGTATCTATTTTACAGGATTACGATGAGGTATTAAATCAGCAGTTTGTTGCTCAACAGGCATTTTTAAATTTATATAGAGACATGGAAAAAGTCACAGGTAAAAAAGAAACATTCGAGATTATGAAGTCTTTGAAAGATTCAAGTGGTAGCATACTACCATCACAAAAAAGTTTAGCTAGTATTTTAAATCGTGAGCGTTTTGATCCTTCAACTGTGTCTAACAAGGCTAACGAATTTAACGCTCTTGATAGAGAGTTGATAAGAAAAACAGGTATGTCTTATAGAAATAATTTAAATACTCTTAGAAGAGAATTATTAGCACTAGAAAAATTTTACAAAAATAAAAACTTAAACGCAGAACCACCTGATCTTGAGATAGAGGCAAACTAATGGAAATGAATGGACAGTTTCTGTTCCAAGTAGGAGCAGTTATAGCTTCTTTGTCTGGCGCATGGGCGTTAGTAAGGTCACAAGTACATACACTCAAAGCTAATCAAGTTGAAATAAAAAACTATGTGGATGAATTAAACAGAGAATTAGATACAGCAGAGAATGCTGTGTCTGTTTTAAGAAGTCAGATTAAAGTGTTGGCAGATATTCTAAGTCCTGGGAATCAGAAACTTCAACACGAATGGCAGGGTGAAGTTACAGAAAAATTAAATCAAATGGAAAAAGCTATTATAACGCTCCAGCACATGCATAATGGTCGTCACCCTATTATTGAAGAGATTCAAGCAAAAAATAAGTCCTAAAATTAGCCGTACAGTACAGGTAAATAACCTCTCGGCTACCCCACTACCAGAAGATAAGCTAATTTTATGTGTGTTTGATTATCAGGCGCACAAAGGATTTATGCTATTTTAGTACGTGACCTTCTCTAGATTCTAGGTATTCTTTTCTAACATTTCTTTTTGGTACAGAATCTATCTTTTCTCTTAGATGTTCTGTTTCATCAGCGACTTCTTCTTGTTCTTCATCCTCAAAGAAATCACATTTAAGAAAAAGTTTTGATGTTTCTTTCTCACCTAGAACTTCAAGATACTTAATTATATCTTGTTCTATCTCAGCTATGTTCTTAGGTGCTTCATCTTCTTTAGCAGAACGTATACGAGACAATACCTCTAGTGCTTTAATAGCACTGTTCGTATGTCCATTGTTCTTTGCATAGGTATATTGGTTTTCTATTTCGGAGACAACATCAATACGTGTCTCTATCTCATTTTCTAGTTCTTCTATTCTCTGCTTAACATCTTCTCGCTGCATAAGTCTATGACCCTGCGTGTGTGCAGAACCTTCAGAGTAACCAGCTATCTTAGCTGACTCTGTAGCATTACGATACATAACATATGCTTGACAGAACTTCTCCTGCCTTATCTTTAATTCAGCCATGATTAATTACAAAATGCATCCCAGGTTTGGTTGTGTGCGAGTATACGTCTTGCAGTGCCACCAGTAAGTTTATCGTTGTCAGAAATAAGAATAGGCTTTACCCAGCTACAGTACGTCTTTCCTCCTCCAACGCTTCCGCAACTCGCTAGTGACAGCATCATCAGCCATACGATCAATATCCTCTTCAATTTTATCTGCCTCCCTATTTTTTTCTATTGCATCCTCAAGTTCTTTTTTCTCTGCACTATTCTTACCTGCTTTATATGCAAACAAAAAAGGTAATATCTTAGTAAAGATATTTACAACTGAGGATACAATAGAAGATATTATAGGCATTTGTCTCTAACCCTTTTCTTTAGCTTTACCTATTGTCAAAGACAAAAACTCTACTGCTTTATAAATCTTACCCATAACACTGTCAGGGGAAGGTGTGCGTGTACCAGCAACAATAATACTAGCTATGGTAACAATACCTGTTAGGGTGCTTAATATTACATCACTGTTATCTATGATAGTTTGAAGCATAATAAATCCTTTCTTAGGCTGCTTGTTTTTCTTCTATAAATTTAGTGTAGTGTGTCGGTTTACTTCTCTTAGAAAGTTTATAAACCTCAGATACTAGTGTATTCTCTCCATAAAAACTTACCATCATTTCAACTTGAGGATTATCAAACAACTTCTCACAGTCTTGCGCCATTGCAAGAAGTTCGCCGGTAGTCCAGAAATGACAGTCGTTTATTTCTACCGGCATATACTTCGGCCTTACACCATCGTCCAGCTTTTCTTTCTTTTGCTCATCAGTAAGACCTTCTACTGAACAATCAAAACCAAACAGATGAAAGTTTCTAAATCCAAATATGTGCATCATACCTATTGCTCTCATTGCTGCACATGTACCACCACTAACAAATGTAGCGTTATCTTTATCTATATTTAACTTGTAGTCTATCTCAACTTTACCACTTACTATATCAGCGACAGCCTGAGAGAAAGCGTGCCACCCATATACATTCTTTGTTCTATCCATAATAAACTTAGTAACACTAGGATCAGTCATGGATGCAATAAAGAATTTAGTAACTGGATCTATCTCTTTAAATAACTCTGTTCGCACAATACCATGAGTACTTGTCCCAGTTATCGGGCGAGGGTCAAGTATAACACATGCCCAAGGTTGAATACCAGCCTCTAAAAGTATTGGATAACTGTGTTTAACACATATTATTTTAGCATCATACTTCTTCTGAACAGCTTTTAATTCTTCAAAGTCCGTAGAAGGACCAGCAGAAGCTATAATTATATGTTCATTATTAACGTCACAGTTTTGAACAAAGTCCCAATCTTTTATTAATTCTACATTATCGTTTATGTTATCCAATATTTCTTCTTTAGGTACGCAGTCTTTAGGTTGTACAATAATAGGTGTTCTACTTAAAGACTTAGGTAAGTCAGGTAGATCTTCAGTCTTCAGCCTGACCATAAGATGCACTGTTCCACCATCTTTTACTCTATCCTGGGACGGTAAGACAAATACTCTGGAGTTTTCTTTCATTGTTTCTAGTAACCTATTGGTTCCTAAAAATTCATCATCAGGTATTTTGTCTTCTACATCTTTACTATAGTAGTCATCAAAGACTACGACAGGAACATGAATTAAATTTTCATAATCAGATTGAACAGTTTTTTCACTATGCCCACCATCTATAAAAGCAAAGTCTGCCTTCTTTAATTCTTTCTTTGCTCTAGGCATAGTTTCTTTTGAGTCTCCTTTAAGAAGGGTAAAGGTAAATTCTTTTTTATCTTCTTCCATCTTAGTAGCAAACTCTTCAAGTCTTTTTACTACAGCATTAAAGTGATTATGCGGCTTTGTATTCTGTTCTATTTTATCTGTCTCATCAGTAGCGTCTTGGAATAAATCAAACCCTGTATAATGTACCTTATCGCTGTTCTCAAAAGCAGCTAAAGCCATCTCTATAGCTCTACCACCATTCCAAGTACCTGTTTCTACAATTCTTTTTGGTTTGTAGTTTCTAATAAGTTCTGCCAACTGAGCATATCTAGGAAGATTAACATCAGGAGTAACTTCATTTTTGTCTATATTGTTTTTTAAATTACCTTTGTAATGAACCATAAATTTAGCAAGGTTAGACTGAGGAAAGACCGCCAGACCAGAAGCACCTTCACTCAAGTTATGTACCTTCATACCATGCGCTGCATATATCTTAATAAAACGTGTCATAATAAAAGCATCAGTCCATTCTCTGTAGGCTAACACTTCTCCTATATCATAGCATCCACGTATATCAGCTAAGAAGAAATGACTGTGCATTGTATCAAGATTAAATCCAATAAATCCTGTTTCACTAAAGTCTATGTCTGTTCTACCTAAGTGTATTAGGTCTGAGTCTTTAGGAAATGCTTCAAACAAAAGTTCTTCAGACAAAGGAGATGTCGTAAGAACATCTGCATCCATCCATATAAGCCAGCCACCTTTCGCTTCATTCTCTGATACTTCAAGAAAGTAGTCTGTCAGTGCATAAACTTTATGACAGAAACGTAAGGCATCCATACGAAAGTTATAAGGCATTTGTCCATTAGACGTACCATCATAACCTTTCATCTTCTCTAAGAATTTAGTCCTGTCTTCTACTTGATCTAAATCTCTGTACTCAATTACAGGAGACTCAGGAAACTCTTGCTTCTGTTCTTCAGTTACAGTGTCATAATAGACAATAAGTTTTAAGTCTTCTGCCCAGTGTTCAGCAACAGACTCAAGCATTTTCTTTGCATATACATCAAAGTGTTTGCCTGAAAAAGATGTTACAAATCTAACCATTTCTTTTCACCATTTCTGAATAAAGTGCCGACCATTCTGTAGCGTGTTTATTATCTATACTTCTTTTACCATCCCAAGTAGTATAGATTGGACCGCCAGTAGTAAAGTGAACACATTTAGGATTTATACTTTCAGATGAGTGGCTATCTAACCAGTTCCATTCTTGAGGTATAGACCCTATAAGGTTATCTTCATACTCTGCTTCAAGAAAAGCAAACCTATGTAACCAAGCACCATTCTTTGTGTTTACATCATGCACAGTAAAGTCTTTGAGTGCTTCATGCCCACAGTTCCACATGACAAAACTAGACCAGTTTTTTCTACTGTAGTTAGACTGAATACGGCCATCCATTTTTAAACCGCCTTCTGTAACATGGTTATGTTTCACACAACTAACAGCAAACGAAGGATTACAATACTTCTCAAACAATTCAGATATGTCTGACCTAACAAACATATCACAGTCCATAAATAAAGCGTACCCTTCAAACTGATTTAAGAAAGGAACAAGAAAGCGTGTAAAACTAAATTCAGTTGAGAAGGGTTTACCATCAAAACAATCTACAAATTGATTGTCTTCATTAATATCTTTAGACCTAAAATAAAGTCCTGCTCTACGAAGATTGTTTTGTTTTAGTGGGATAATATCTACAGGATGATTTGTATTTTTTCTTATGCTGTAGGATAGAACATCGAAATAAGTTTTTTCTTTATCGTCATACCCTACATATATTTTGTATGGTTTATCTAACATTATTTTTATGATAAGGGGTGAGGAAAATACCCCACCCCATATACTACCTATTCTATTGGAATTACTTTTTTATGTTGATCGTCAGCCTTCATTTTTAATTTTACTTTTAACAGACCGTCTACCATTTCTGCAGCAGCTACAACATAGTTAGGATTTAAAGAGAAGGTTCTTTTAAATTTTCTCTTTGAAATATTTTTTACCACAATAGCATCAACAACTTCTTCTGCTAATTCTTTTTTATTATAGAAATCACTAGAAGAAACAGTTAGAAAACCATCTCTTTCTTCTACTGTTATATCTTCTTTAGAATATCCTGCTAAAGCAATCTCTAAAATGTATCCGTCATCTCCATCTTTAGAGATATCATGGAATGGGAATGTGGTTGCATTATCTTTATGGAAAGACAACATTGGTGAAGAAAGATAATCTTCAAAACCAACACTAAAGTTTCTTAGTAAATCTTTTACATTATCGTTTATAGAGTGTAGTGCATTTTTATTATGAGTTTGTAGTAATTCTATATTCATTTTATTCTCCTATTAAGCGAGATTATATAGCACACATTATGTCATGCTGTAGAAATACTACTATATAAACTAATCGTAGTCAAGAGAATTTTTTACCTCTAAACCAACAAGTCATAGCACATCTTTCACCGACCTTTACTTTAGTTACTCTGTGAAAAATAAAAGATGGGAAGACAATAATACTACCTTTTCTTCTCATCTCTTTTACTGTCTTAAATCTATTAGATGCTTGGGGATGGACGAAGTTTTGTACCTGAAAGTCGCCCCCTTTAAACTCGTCATTCAGTGTGATTGATACAGCTAATTTTCTAAAGTAAGGATCGCTTTGTTTTTCTACGCCTGTATCAACGTGCCAATCATAGAATTGATTCTTACCGTAGAAAGATATTTGAGGTACTTCAAAAGAAGTTAAGTTAAAATCCCAGCCAGCCTTTTCATTAGCTATATCTACATATAGTTCTAATATTTCTGATAACTCTGAATTAGCTAACCAAGCAACCCTGTTGTTCCTTATCTCAGATAATATTACATCATCACCATCTTTAGAAACTTCAGCTTCTTTTGAGTCTAATTCCCTTGCTACATTTACTATACCATCACAAAATTCTTTTGGTAACACTTCTTTAAAACAGTGATACGTTAACATCTATACCCCACAACTACCACCATGACCTGTAATGTCACAGATATCGTGAGTTTCTACGCCCTCTTCAAACTCTTCACCTAGTTTATCTACAGCTTCAGAGTAAGGTACATTTGTCAGAGGTTGTCCTCCACGACATGAGTCAGGATATACAGTAAATCCTCTTAGTCTTCTAGCATATGAAGCAAGAGTTTTAGCAAAGTCTTTTACTGTGTCTTCGTTGTTAAGCTTGCTACCCCATGAAGGTAAATTAATTGTGGATGAGATAGACATGTCCACATAGTCTTGTACGTCAGCCTGAAACTTTATTCTACGTTTGTAATCATCAGCAAGATCAAGAGCAGACTCAATCTTTTCTGGCTTAGTTCCATAAATATTAATAAGTTCTTGCGCTGCACTGTCAACTACATACTGATAATGCCATCTAGTTCCACCCTTTAAATACCTACGCTTGTAAGCTACAGCAAATATTGGTTCTACACCTGTGCTTGTACCAGCAAGAATACCTATTGATCCTGTTGGTGCAATAGCACGGTTAGCAACAGGGCGGCTAATACTAAGTTCATCTGAAAACTTCTGAGATGTTGAATCACTAACACCTTTATATACAGCCAACCACTGATGTAGTTCATCAGTAACTTCATACTTAAAATTACGTTTAATTAACCATTCATGTATGCCCATCAGGCCAAGGCCAAGCCTACGATTTTTCTCTCTTACTGCATAAACTTTTTCATAAGGTAGCTTTGCTCGTAGAGTACCACACAAAAGAAACTTTGTAGCTAGTTCTACTATGTTACTAAGTTCTTTAACACTTTCAATACGTCCAAGGTTTAAAGATCCTAAGTTACAAACGTCCGAGTCTGTGTCCGAACAAACTTCTGTGCAAGCGTTACGAAGTGTTTCGTTTTCTTTATCAAAGAAGTTAAAACTAAACCCAGGTTCTGCTGTACTCAAAGCTTGCTTTACATTCTTTTCAAAGACTTCTCCTGCATCACCTGTCCGTAAATACTTTAGCAGCCATTCAGTATCATAATTAACACTAATGTTGGTCATATCTAAAGGTGCATTAAAGTTAAAGTCCTGTTCTTTAATCTGACCAACCGTAAATCCTGTACTACCTACTGGCATATCATACCAGTTCTTACATTCAAGAAACTTATTTACATCAGGATGCTGCCAATTTAGGCTGGCATATATAGCAGACCGCCTACTACCACCCTGCATAACACGCCTACCAATCTCATTAACCATCATCATCTTTGGTATAGGTCCAGATGCAAGGCCACCAGTACCAGCTAGGATGCGTCCCTCTTCTCTATATACAGAGTAGTCTATTCCTATACCACCGCCTGTCATTAAACATGATTCTGACTTCCAAGAAATATTTGCCCAATCTTCTCTTGTATCTTCTTCTGCCTTCAACAAATAACAGTTGTTAAAAAACTTATTGGTTCGTCCAGCATAGTATAAGTACCGGCCACCTGGGATAAATTTTAAATCTGTAATGTAATTGACAAGATCATCTTTTTCTTCTTTGCTCATCTTGTCTTGACAAACATCTTCAACAAGAACTGTAGCTAAACTAGACCAAGTTTCGCAACCTGTATGTGCATACTTATGTTTGAATATGTCTTCGCTAAATTTAGATCTGAACATAGGGTTTTCGTTTGATCGAAACTGGGGCATAAATTAGTTTCCCCGCCCGATCGTGACTGGGAAAC